AGGATGATCATTTGGACTTTAAGGTTCACCGTCAAAGGCTTTATATTTGGTAAACACACAGAAACAAATTTCATTACACATTCTATTTCTTCAATATACAGTTTAAATTCCACAAATGATGTTGTATCATTTACAATGAATCCAGCCACAGGAAATGGATATTATGGAATAGGAGATGTTGTTTACCAAGGGTATTCTTTTGGTACAGCCACAGCCACTGCAAAAGTTACACAGTGGATACCTTCTCTAAATATTTTGAGACTGACAGATATAAAAGGTAATTTCAATTCAACATCTCCAATTATTTCTGCTCAAACAAATGCAAGTTATACATACACATCGTACTCACCATTCGAAGGCAAGTATGCACAAATTGATACTGCAACTGCAACATTCGATTTGAATACATATACCATGGACAGCACTGCTGGTGATATTACGATGGACCTGGATTCAGGTAAATATCCATCATCAATAAGGGAATACAACTAAAATGGCTCAAGAAGTAATAAACACAGGAACATTACCAAATGATGGTAAGGGCGATACTTTAAGAATAGCCGGTCAAAAAATAAACAATAACTTTTTTGAGTTATATAATGTCGGCGCCGTAACAGATAACACAGCCAGACAAAGAGCTAACGCAGCTTTCGATACAGCAAACACAAAAATCGCAAAGGCTGGTGATATTGTTACCGGCTCATTGATTTTTAGAACGAATGCAAATAATGCATATCCAAATACAAGAATAGGTAATATTCAAGAAGCAAACAGTATTGATGTTTTTGCAGGAAATGAAAATGACTTTGCTCAATTAAATTGGGCAAATACAAATTTTGCAATTGTTGATAGTGTTGGTGTTGTTGCCACTACAGCAAATACTTCTGTTGAATTGAAAGATGAACAGGAATTAGTTTTAGTCAGAGTAAATACACAGAATTGGTCATTTACTAGTAATGGAAGAGTAACTGTTTTTGATACTTCAACAGCTGCCAAAACAACTTTGGCTCCAGGTTTTAGAAATGCAATAACAGTAACTTCAAATACACACAACGCATCAAATACAAATGACATTTTATTTTGTGATCCAACCACTGCGGGTGGCAATGTAGTTGTAAATCTTTCAGCCAACGTGGATGCCGGTAAATGTTATACAATTAAAAATATAAATCCCGGTGGATATAGTGTCAACGTAAGTGGTACGGAGAGAGCTTACCCATACATAGAAGATCCTGATGCTTTAGGAAATTTTGTGACAAGAGTAAGAATGTCAAACACTGGAGAAGTATACACATGGGTTTTTGATTCCGGAGTCTATAGATACATACAATAAAATATGAATACATTTGATAAAAATATGGAAAAAATATTTGATGTTACTCCGGTTGAAGTGCCGGAGAAACAATCATTGATACCTGTGAAAAGTGATTCTGAAGAATTGGATCTGAAACAAGACTTGACAGATGCATATGAACAATCTAAAAGCAATCTTCAGGATATAATCGAACAAGGCAAAGATGCAATGGATGAAATCCTACAGATTGCAAAAGCAGGTCAACATCCAAGAGCATTTGAAGTCTATGGTACTCTACTAAAGAACATGGTAGAAGCCAATGACCGTCTATTGAAAATGCAAAAAGAGATGCGTGAGATGGACGGAAAGAAAAAAGATAATGGTGATACCAAAATTGACAAGGCTATTTTTGTTGGTTCAACTGCCGAACTATCAAAAATTCTAAAGAATAATGGACAATAAAGATTCTTACCGCGACAATCCTTTATTAAAAAGAGCTGGTGTACAAGTACAATATACTCAGGAACAAATAGATGAGTATGTGAAGTGTGCAAAAGATCCGATTTATTTCGCAAAAAATTATGTAAAGATTGTCAACGTTGATGAAGGTCTTATCAATTTTAGGATGTGGCCTTTTCAGGAGAAAATGCTCAAACTGTTTAAGGACAATCGTTTCGTAATCACAAAATGCCCTCGCCAGGTTGGTAAAACCACAACAACGGTTGCATATCTCTTACATGCAACATTATTCCAAGACTCACAAAACGTTGCCGTTCTAGCCAACAAAGGTTCTCTGGCCAGAGATATTCTTGGTAAATACCAACTTGCATATGAAAACCTACCGATGTGGTTACAACAAGGTGTGATTACATGGAACAAAGGTAACGTCGAACTAGAAAACGGTTCAAAGATTATTGCAGCATCTACATCATCAAGTGCTATCCGAGGTGGTGCATTCAACATCGTATTCTTGGACGAATTTGCGTTCGTTCCACAAAACATTGCCACAGAATTCTTCAACTCTGTTTATCCCGTTATCTCGTCTGGTAAGAAAACAAAGATCATTATCGTTTCGACACCAAATGGTATGAATCTGTTCTACAAACTGTGGATGGATTCAATCAACAAGAAGAATGATTATGTTTCATTTGAGATTCACTGGTCACATGTGCCAGGAAGAGATGAGAAATGGAAAGAAGAAACTATTCGTAACACTTCATTACGTCAGTTCCAGCAGGAGTTTGAAACTGAGTTCTTAGGATCTTCAAACACTCTAATCTCTGGTTACAAACTTCAGCAATTGGTATACAGAGATCCAATTGCTGATCACGACATGTTGAAAATCTATGAACATCCGATCAAAGAAATCAACGGGCATCCAAAAGATAATCTGTATGCAATTGTTGTCGATGTGTCGGAAGGTAAAAACTTGGACAGTTCTGCATTCTCCGTTATCGATATATCTCAAACACCATATAAACAGGTTGCAACGTACAAGAGTTCATCGATTTCACCAATACTGTTCCCAACAGTCATCTATAATGCGGCAAAGTACTATAACGATGCATACGTTCTGGTAGAAATCAATAACAACCCACAGGTTGCAGACTCACTACACGCAGATTTTGAGTATGAGAACCTATGGAAAGTATTTACCGGCAATAAGAAACCACAACAACTATCTGCCGGTTTTGCAAGAGGTGTGCAGATGGGTCTTAAAATGTCTCCTCAAGTCAAAGCAATTGGTTGTTCTAACCTAAAAACTTTGATCGAAGGCGACAAACTATTAATTAATGACTTTGATACTTATTCCGAACTAACAACTTTTGTTCAACAGAACAATTCATTTAAAGCGGAAGATGGTGCAAATGATGACTTGGTTATGGGTCTAGTTATTTTTGCATGGTTAACAACACAAAAATACTTTAAAGAAATAGTCAACCATGATGTTAGAAAACAAATTCAGTTGGAGAGCATGAACCAGGTAGATGAAGAAACTTTACCTGCACCAATTATTGAAAATGGTTTAGACAACGACTTTGAAATAATGGGTGGAGATATTTGGGAAGTTGCAAATGGAGGAGAAACATATGCAAACTTCATCAGGAAGACATTAAATGGTTTATAAAAACCGTCTTTCATAAATAAGCTTTATGGTATTCAACTGCCAAAAGAACAAATATTAATTCAAGGAGAATAAAATGGCATTTCAAATCTCTCCAGGCGTAAATGTTTCAGAAGTGGACTTAACAACAGTAGTTCCTTCCGTACTTACAACCGCCGGTGCTTTTGTTGGAACTCTTGATTGGGGTCCAGCACAAGAAATTACACTGGTTGACAGTGAAATCACTTTACTGAAAACTTTTGCTCAACCAAGTACAAACTCTGCTGTATCTTTCTTTTCAGCAGCAAACTTTTTGGCATATGGAAATAACTTAAGAGTTGTTCGTGCCGTTGGTGCAAACTGTTTCAATTCTTGTGTCACATCCGCCGCAGCTGTTAAAGTTGAAAACGAAGCTATATTCCAAGAATCATATTTGAGCGCAAATACAAATACTTATGGTTCTTTCATGGCCAGATTCCCTGGTGCATTAGGCAACTCTCTAAACGTTTCTGTTTGTTCAAGCAGCACACAATTCAGTACATGGGATTATAAGTCTTATTTCACATCAGCACCAGGCACATCTGATTACACAACTTCTTTAGGTGGTTCAAATGATGAACTGCACGTTGTTGTTGTCGATGAAGATGGTCTGTTTACAGGTATCAAAGGTACCGTGTTAGAAACATTCCCATTTGTTTCAAAAGCATCAGACGCAAAGATTAATGGTCAATCAAACTACTACAAACAAGTAATTTTTGATACATCAAGCTATGTGTATGCAGTTGCACCCGTGGACTATTCAAACACCGTTTCTACATGGGGCACAACAGCCGCAAATAAAACTTTCGCGAATGCGTTGAACACATACCAATCTTTGGGTGGCGGAAATGATGAACTGCCTTCAACTGCTAACCTGCAAACAGCGTGGGATTTATTTGGAAACAAAGACACTGTTGACATATCTCTAGTTGTTACCGGTGATGCAAGCACAACAGTTCAACAATACATAATTGATAACGTTGTTAATGCTCGTAAAGACTGTGTTGCTTTCATTTCACCAGCACAAACAGATGTTGTAAGTGAAACAGATTCAGCGGCAACAACAAATATCACCACATGGTTGTCAACACTATCACGTTCTTCATCATACGTTGTCGCAGATTCTGGTTGGAAATACCAGTTCGACAAATACAATAACGTATATCGTTGGATTCCACTGAACGGTGATATTGCTGGTCTGTGTGTATACACCGACAACGTAACAGATCCTTGGTTCTCTCCAGCAGGTTACAACCGTGGTGCCATCAAGAACGTTATCAAACTGGCATGGAATCCACCAAAAACATATCGTGACACACTATATGCAGCAGGTGTAAACCCAGTTGTTTCTTTCCCAGGTCAAGGAACCATACTGTTTGGTGACAAGACACTGTTGAACAAACCTTCAGCATTTGATCGTATCAACGTTCGCAGATTGTTCATCGTTCTGGAGAAAGCAATCTCTGAGGCATCTAAGTTCTCACTGTTTGAATTGAATGATGAGTTCACAAGATCACAATTTGTGTCTCTAATTACTCCATTCTTACGTGACATTCAAGGTCGCCGTGGTATCGTTGACTTTAAGGTTGTTTGCGATGCAACAAATAATACACCACAAGTTATTGATAACAATCAATTCGTTGGTGATATTTACATTAAGCCTGCTCGTTCAATTAACTACATTCAATTGAATTTTGTTGCTGTTGCTACGGGTGTTGAGTTTAACACAGTTGTTGGTGCAGCTTAATAAATAAACAATAACGGGAGAAAAAAATGGCATTTAATGTAGCAGAATTCAGATCAAACATGATTGGTGACGGCGCACGTGCCAATCTGTTTTCTGTAGATATGTTTCTACCAAGCTATGCACTATCTGCACAGTCAGCAACAAACAAAATCAGATTCATGGCCAAGTCAGCACAGTTACCTGGTTCCACAATCGGAACAGTACCTATGTTCTACTTTGGTCGTGAAATGAAGTTTGCTGGTAACAGATCATTCGCAGATTGGACAATTACGATTGTTAACGATGAAGACTTCCTGATCAGAAATGCAATGGAAAGTTGGATGAATGCAATCAACAATCACAGATCAAACACAAGATCCGGTGTTGCACTAAGAAATGGTTCTGGTCCAGCAACAACCGTTGGTGGTTATACAACTGACGCAAATGTTGTGCAGTATGGCAAAACAGGAAATACTTTAAAGAATTATAACTTTGTTGGTATCTTCCCAATCGACATATCTGCAATCGATTTAGACTGGGGTTCAAACGATGCTATCGAAGAATTCACAGTGACATTTGCTTATCAGTATTGGGAAACCAATTCAACACCACCTGGTGCTTAATGGTGTTTTTAACTTGAATTAAACGGAAGAGCCTTTTGGCTCTTCCATTTATGTTTTATTGACTTTATTATTAATTTTTAAAAAACATGGCCGACACAAATAAATTTTCACTTTTTGGTTTTACAATCTCGCGTGATAAGAGGGAACAGGAAGATGTTCTCCAGCAATCTTTTGCGCCGCCGGCTGCAGATGATGGCGCATTAACTATTTCATCAGCCGCTTATTATGGTACATATGTTGACTTGGACGGTACCGCAAAGAACGAAGTCGAATTGATTTCCAGATACCGCGAAATGTCCATGCAACCAGAAATTGAATCTGCAATTGATGACATAGTTAATGAAGCTATTTGCCAAGACGATGATGGCAAAATTATCAAGATCGTTTTAGACAATCTAAAACAACCAGACAGAATCAAAAAAGCCTTAAAAGAAGAGTTCGATACAATTTGCAAATTGATGAACTACAATAATATGGCTCACGATATCTTCCGTAGATATTATGTTGATGGTAGAATGTATTACCACATCATTATTGACAAAGAAAATCCTGCTGAAGGTATTAAAGAATTAAGATATATTGATCCACGTAAACTGAGAAAAGTTCGTGAAATCAAAAAACAAAAAGATGAAAGAACTGGCGCAGAGATAATGACAACAGTCAATGAGTATTATCTCTATAACGACAAGGTTGTCACCGGAAGTTCTTCCAACTATGGTCCAGTCGGCGTTCGTATCACGACAGACTCTATCATCTCTGTAGTCTCAGGACTCATGGATTCGCGCCGTGCAGTTGTTTTAAGTTATCTACACAAGGCAATCAAGCCACTTAACCAGTTGCGTATGATTGAAGACGCAACCGTTATCTACCGCATCTCTAGAGCACCAGAACGCCGCATTCTCTTC